TATTGTAAAATAATCTGCCATCGACATAATATCGACGAAAAATATCTTGACCTAAATTTTTAAAATTTAATAAAGTCAAGATATTCTCAAATTCTTCTTCGATAGCTTTTTTTACTTTAGGCGAAGCTTTAACATCATCGAGAATTAATTTAATTCCTTTATTTCTATCTTGAATTATTGCTTCATTAATAATATCATCAACTGCAGTTTCAATTTCTGGCTGCATAGCCATTTCACGATAACGAGTAATTAATTCTACTTCGTTTTTGTAATTTGAATCTAAATCTACAGTTGTGCCATAATGCGCAGCAGCAGAAATAGTTACTGCACCATCATCGAGGACAGGTGGAGCGAAAGAAGGTAAAACTTCCTTCGCTTCTTCTTTAGAACCTAATTTAAATCCAAAAATACTTTTAATCATGATTTATTTATATTTAAGCTGTAGTTCCGAATGCTGGAGTAGTTTCAGCAATCCAATATTGATATTCAAAAGTTACGCCAAATTCTTCAATACGATCATTAGCACCCCAATCTAAATTGATTGGATCTAATTGGGTTGGGAACATACCATTAAAATAATAAGATTTTAATGGATCTCCAACTTTACTATATTGAGTAACGTAAGCTTGAGCAGTTGTGTATGAAAAATTAGATAAAGCTGATTGTCTTCTGATATTAGTTTCGTGATTATTTAAAGAATTCATCCATTCTTCAAATGCATCTCTAACCAAATAATCTTCATCATTAATTATATTAACATTCCATGCTGGAAAAATACGATCCCCTGCAAATTTAACTTCTCTACCAAAATAATTTTGTCTAGCAACTCCCATTATTGATTGTGGGATAGAAGCTGCTCTTGCCATAAATGTTAATTTTCTTTCTGAATCTTGTTTTCTTGTTATACCAACATTAGATGGAAATATTAATGTAAAAGAAAACAAATTAGGTCTAGCGCCATCGCCGACCATTTGTGATCTAAATTCGTTGATATTAAATGCCATTTAAATAACTCCTTTGGGTATTATTTTTATTTATAATAAATTAAAGTAGGGGATTTCTCCCCTACTATTTTAATTTTTATATTATTGCTGAAACCCCTGAACGGTCGGTTACAGTGCTAAAATCTACACCTGAACCTACAGCTACGAAATTCAATTCAATAAAATTGATTGATCTAGCAGGTTTAATGTAAATCGAACCAATAAAACGATTTGTATCAATAACTTGAGGAGTATTATTTGTTGAATCGCAAACAATTTTATAATCGTAAATTCCTCTACGACCTTTAATATCTCTTAAATACGGATCAACTAATGCTACGAATTGTGCTCTTGTAAATTCGTCGTTAAACTCAAATAGAGAGTATTTTGCTGCAGTAGAAATAGTTCTTTCAAGAACATTAAATAATCTACGAACATTGATTCTATCAAACGCTGAATCTTTTTCTTGTAGAGTTTTATCGCCATAAAGAATAATACCTTCATTCGGGAAAGCTACTACAGGATTAATGTTGTTTGAATATAATTCATCTCTTTGAGTTTGGTTAGGATTCCATGATAATTTAATAGCTCCTCTAACTCTGCCTCTATTAAATCCAGCAGGACTCCACCAAGCATCTTTTTCGTATTCAGTTCTTGCAACTAATCCAGCGATATCACCATTTAATGGAACATAACGATAAGTATTCCAATATTTATCGAATTGATATTTCCAAGCAGAATCCATTACTGCAAATGAAGTTGGGTAAGAGATAACATAATCAGCGGAATTTGGGTCGCCATAATTACAAAGTTTTTTAAGAATATCAGTTTCTTTATAATCTCTAGTAACTAAACAATCAGATAATTTAAGCGGAGAAATAAATGACATACAATCTTTTCTATCTGCAGCCGATATTTCCAGAACTCTTTGAGCAACAGCAACACTACCTTTATGAGCATCTCCTGCTAATACTAAAGAAATAGCAATTTTTTCTTTATCCGCAAATTGGTCGTATGCTCTAACAACATCATCAGCACCAACAGCAAAATCAGAACCATTTACTAAATTCCAAATTTGATTATCTTTAGATTCAAATACAGTATTCGCAGAAACAGTACCCCAATTAGTTCCATAATGTTTAATTGAATAAACATATTTTGAATTTCTTTTTAGAACTTCTTGATAATAATTTGAAGTACCATCATCATTTCTTGCATCAACTGCTTTAGATACGTTAGGGAATACTTCTAATACAGAACCTTTTATTCCTGAAACTGAACCTAAAGCATCGTAAACTACGACATGCATTAAGTCATCAGAACCACCTTGATCTGATACATAGCTTGATGTAGTAGGTCTATTTTGGATACTGTTACCTAATTTATCAACAGTAGATGATGCCCATCTTATGTTATAATTTACAACACCTTGAGCTTTATTTTTCCATGTAACGCTGCTTGAAGCTGAACTTTGTAATTTTGCTGCTCCTGCTGCAGAAGTAGTAACTGTATTACTGGTTACTGATACAATTGGGACTGTGACAATACCAGAAGGATAGTAAAGATCAACTACCATATCATTACCAGCATCAGCGATAATTTGTAGATTTGCTGAATATTTACTTCCGCCGATAAAAGAATCGAATCTGATTAAAGTTGTATTAGCAGAAGTATTTGCTCCAACAGGAATAGTATTGCCATTTAATAATAAAGTAGCTCCTGTTGATTGATCTACTGCAGCTTGGGTTGTACTAAAATATTTATTTTTATCAGAGCAGATTCTAATTTGTAAACCGTTAAATTTAGAACCTGGAGTTTTAGCAGCAAAGTATTTTGTAGAATATGTACCATTTAAAATAACATCTTCATAGTTATCTACATTTAAAATTTGAACATTTGCAGAAGTCCAAGAATCTGACGCATTATTGCTTCTTTCATCTACTGCTCTTGATACATATAATCTATTGCTATATTGTAGAAAATTTGCTGCTGTAAAAAAAGTAGCGTAATTAGATGAAGTTGGTTTGCCAAAAACATCAACTAATTCTTGTTCGTTTGATACTAAAGTTGGTTGCAAGCAAGGACCGCTGGCAAATTCTCCAGCAATAGCTCCTGTAGTCGTACTAGAGCTAGTAATTACCTGCGATAAATCCTGTTCGGTGACTAATACACCAGGAGAGTTAAAATTTGCCATATTATTCCTCTTAAATTTTTATTTATATATCGTCCATTATAATATTTATTCAAGTAATCGTTATCATATTATTATTTATAAATTTTATGTTTTCTAAAAAAAATAAAATTCTTCGTCATTAACAATTTGCCAAGCATCTCCACCTTCAACAATATAGTTATCCCCAACCCCATACGAAAAAACTGGATTAGCTGGTGTGTCTGCTAATTCTTCAGTATTTTTTGAAAAATTATTTTCTATCTGTAATCTTTTTCTAATATCTGAAGAAGAAATTTCAATAAAATGCTTTTGTGTTGTTAACCAAGCAAACATCACAAGAGTCATCGCTAAATCATCATTAGCTCCATCTTCAGCTGCAAACGAACCTTTATTGACAATAAAAGTTGATAATTCGTAAATAGTATCAGCTGAATAAATTTGTAATTTGTTTGTTTCAATTAAAGTTTTTAATGTGGAGCAACCAGTCCTTTTAACTAACGGACTCATATTTACTCCATTTTGTGTTGCTTTACCACTATCTGAAATTTGTTGTTTATGTTTATTTCCAGAAGATATTTGTAATACATTCTCATATTCTAAATCTTGAAATAAGCAATCTGCTACTTGAGGGTTATTATTTATTTCAATTAAAACATATGCATTATTATAATATTCTGCACACATTTTTATTATATCAGGAAATAATAATGGTGATATTGTATTATTCCTGTATGTTGCTACTTGTTTATATGGAATAGTAGAACAATCAAAAACAGAAAAAGCAGAATAATCTAAATTCTTACCTTCAGATACGTCTGCACATATGAAATATATATGATCTTTATCAACTAATTTTTGAGATTCTTCGTCATAAGATTCTTTAACTGGAAATTCAAAAACCTCCATCCCATGTAATTCTTCTATTACATCTTTAGCGAATAATTGTTGTAATTTGGTTCCTTCAATTAATGTGTTAGATGAACCTAAAAATTCACATAAATGTTCTTGAGCAAATTGTCTTTCTGAACTATTTCTTATCGTTTCTAATTTCCAATTTTCATCTCTTCCAGGTACATCAGACCAATGAATATGTATTGGAATATAATCGCTTCTACCAGAAACTGCATCATTCCACATCTTATAAAATAAATTCATCCCTCTTGGGGTTGATACCATTATAATTTTTGTAGTTTTACCTGATGAAATTACTGGGTATGTTGAAGTGAAAAATTCTTCAGCTAAATTGTTATGGACATGAGCAAATTCATCCATAAATACTAGATTGAATGATCCTCCACGGACTGATGATGCTGAAGTTGCTGCTGTTATAATTTTAGATCCATTTTCTAATTCTACGCTACCTTTATTCCAAGTAACAACTCCTTGTTGAAGCCACATAGGTAAATTTTCATACGCTAATTGATATTTTTGTAAAATATCAACAGCTAAGGATCGTTTATTAGCAGTTATTGCTACACTATAATTTTCTTGGAATAATGTTTGCCACAATAAATATCCAACAGAAGTTGTCGTCTTTCCGACTTGGCGAGGTAATTTACAAATAACGAATCTATTATTAACAAATGTTTCTACCATTTTTTCTTGGTACGGATACAATTTAAATTTTATTAGACCGTGATCAAGAGAAATAATATAGACATAGTTTTTGATGAAGTAGACAGGGTCTTCAGCACATTTTAGATATTCATCGATTTGTTCTTTAGTAAATTCATAATTTACTCCAGGTCGTTTTAATTTTTGATTATCACGATAAAATTCTTTTACTTCTGTACTCATTTTATATTGACTAAATTATAAATTTATTATATAATAATTATTATAACCGTATTTAGGTGTATCATGAAAGACTTTCTTTTAACAAAAATTTTAAATAAATTGAATGTTCCAGATTCAAATAAAGCAAAATATTCATATTTTGTCAACAATGGATATATTAATGAATATAATGAAATAATATTAAAGACTGATTTCTTAAATGAATCTTGTTCATTTAGCGAACGGATTTATTGTATAATGAATGACATCACAACTCCTAATTTGTGTGCTAATTGTAAAATAGAAAAGGCTAAGTTTAAAAATTTTTCAAAAGGATATTTTAAATTTTGTTCTGTAAAATGTTCGACGAATTATGAAGAAACTATAGAAAAAAAGAATTCTACAATACAGCAAAAATATGGGACTTTGCATTATGTTCAATCTGATGATTTTAAACAGAAAAGTTCTGATACAATGATTAAAAAATATGGAGCAAAATCTCCAATATTAGTACCAGAATTTAAACAGAAAATGAAAGACACTAACAAACAAAAATATGGAACAGAATTTGCAATTGGTAGTGAAATTATTAAACAAAAAATTAAAGATACTAACAAACAAAAATATGGATCAGAAGTACATAATTTTAATATAAATGCTAATAAATTCTTATCAGATAAAGAATGGTTAGCTAAAGAATTGAATTTAAAGCCTGTTAAGATAATAGCAAAGGAAATTGGGTGTGTTCCAACATTTGTTAATCATTGGGCCAGAAAACATAATCTACAATCAAGGATTCCTCAATATTCTGAAGAATATGAAATTAGACAATTTTTAATCGAAGAATGTGGATTATTTATTGATGGTATTATTTGTAATAGTTGGAATGTTATATCAAAAAACGGTAAAAGACGACAATTAGATATATTTTTACCGGAATATAATATAGCTATAGAATTAAATGGGTTATATTATCATAAAGATAATAAAACTAGACATCTTGATAAATTAAACTTATGCGAAGAAAAAGGAATAAGGTTATTGCAATTTTGGGATTATCAATGGAACGAAAAACAAGAAATATGTAAATCGATAATAAAAAATCACTTAAAATTAAATGGTAAAATTTATGCTAGGAAATGTTCTATAGTTGAATTGTCTAGCAAAGAATATACAAACTTTTTACAACATAATCATATACATGGCAGTGTAAATGCTTTATATAAATATGGATTATTTTATAATAATGAATTAGTTTCCGTTATTGGGTTATCTAAAAGTAGATATAATAAAAATTATGATTTTGAATTGATTAGATACGCGAATAAATTAAATTTAAATGTTGTCGGTGGATTTAGTAAACTTTTAAAATTTTTTAAATCTAGAAAAGATGGATCGATACTTAGT